AGAATTAGTATCTGGCAAGTCTCTAAGTGCTTGTCTGTATGTCTGCCATTCTGCTTTTTTACTATCCGATAATGGAGAATCTACACCTTGTGTCCAATCGCACTCTAATAATCTCATATTTCTTCGTTGTTTCATCCATTCAAATGTTGTATTAGGAGGTGTAACTTCTTCTATTTGTAATGTTTCTAAATTTACTCGTTTATTGTCTATATCAGTAGTATAAACATTTACAACACCTTGATCTGTATGTTCTAGTAATCTAGCATCTACCATAGATTGACTCATCTTTCTAGATATTAATATTTTACCTGTAGTGTTATTATAAAAGGTTCTATACATTACTTTTCTCCTTTTGTAACACGAAGCATTTCATAATTCATTCCTCCAAAAGATCTTGGGAAATTAGGTAGACTTTCTGTTATATCTGTATAACCTGTTAATGTTATATTTGCTGTTTGTGGTTTCATATCTGCAGGATGTCCATTTGCAACAGGATCAGTACTGACTTTTCTCGCTCCAGATAACTGTGGAGGAGGACTTGTAGAGGGAATATTAAAGAATTGTACGCCACCGCCTGTAAATGTTGTTGAAGCAGTATTAGTTGCATTAGCCCATGTAACTGTAACATTCTGACTAAATCCTACATCATATGCCGTAGTTGGTGCTCCGCCTAATGTTGCAATACTTTTAATTTCATAGTCACCTATATCACTATTTGTTATGTCATAACTTTCTGTTACTATATCTTGGAATGTTGTTCCGCTACTTATATTTGCTGAACCAGGTGTATCAGTTAACTGTGTACCTGCACCAAACGTTTTCATTTGTTCATTTACAACTATATTACCGTATAATTGATTGCTTACGTTCAATCCACCGTATGTACCATCTAATACCCCTGGTACAGGTAATGCTACTACTGGAATACTAGGTATACCACTATTACCCATTTCACCTTCATTTTGTGCATCTGTATGATTATAAATGTCTGCAAAATAGAACATAGCAACTATTTTTGCTGTTATTACACCATCTCCGTTATCAACTTCACTTACTCGCATAACTCTGTATAAATCTTCGCTAAATCCATGTCTTGGACTGGTAATTTTAACAACATCACCTACATCTACTGTTAAGGCAGTATGGTTGGCTTCAAATTCTACTGTTCTACCTACTCTACCCTGTCTTAAGTCTAAATTTCCTAAATTTGTAGCACGAGCCTTGTCATTTGTTAAGAATAATCTTGTACTTAAGGTGTTTATAGGTTCTGCGGCTATTCTGTTGAATGAAGGAAAGTTAGGAATTCCTCCATCTAATGGTACTTCTAAGAACACATTATCTGTTTGGTCTTTTGCTTCACCATTTGAATATTCTACATCTGCTTTGTTATATGTTGTATACAAGTCAGGTTCAGTGACACTTATACTACTAGTAATATTATCGTCGTTAAACACGAATGCATTTGCAAGTTCGGCTGTTGTAGCCGCTCTGTTAGGTACTACCTTATATTTTCCTTCTTTTGCATTGTATGTAAAGAATGTTGCACTATTTTGACATATTTGATCAATATTTGTTAAGTTAGGTTGAAATGTACTAAGTCCACCATTTATTTGCCATTGACTATGAGTTGAACTACCACCAGCACTTGTTGTATATGCTACTTGCGTGTTTGCATAATCATACATATCGGTAAAAGAAGGTAAATCTAAATCATCGTCTGTTAATCCACATCCATATCTGTCATTCTTTAAATAATCTAATAATACATTTGCAGGATTGTCAAGACTATTTTTAAAATCATAACTTATAGTACCTAGTCCTTGTAATCCATTACTAGCATCATAATCTACTTCTACAATACTTATAATAGCATTACTACCTAATTTATTTGGGTCGCTTGACCAGTTAGTAAACATAGTATCTGCATCTACGGCTGTTGTACCACCGCCTGGTGCTGGAAATATTTGTGCATTTGCATGAGTATTTCCTGCATATACTCTACAACGTATTTTACCATTTACATTTGTTACTGATGTACCGTTAGGGTCTGTAAGACTTACTACTTGGTGTGCTGAAGCACCGGATCCAAAATTTAATTTACTATCTCCTCTGTACACATCATCGATTGTAACTGTACCTGAATCTGTTTGTTCTCCTATAGCAAAAGCATATACCATAGTATTGTTTTGGTTTTTTATCATCGCATCTATGGCGATTCCTCCTAAGAAGGATTGTCCATAGTATATAGGTAATTTGTTGTCTGTACTGGGATCTAATTGTATTTTAACACCTGGATCTTTTGCAGATTGTATATTTGGTACACTTGGTCCTAATGCTTTTGCTGTAGCAATAGCAATACCACCTGCTAGTAATGATGTAGCAATACCTAATCCTGTTAGTGTTCCTGCCGCGGCAAAGGCCGCCGCGAAACCGGCTCCTGTAATTGCACCTGTTATAACTGCCGCTATTGCTGTAAATACTGCCATCTGTTATCCCTCATATACATAATTAGATTCTATTTCTCTCCAACCACGTTTTTCTAAATCAAAATCTGGTGATTGCACCATGTTTGTTAATGTAAAGGCATCTATAATACCTTTTTCTTTTAATTGCTTACCAAATTTTATATATTCTACTAGTAATTTGTATCCTAATGTTGTATTTCTTGCTTCTGGCTCTACCCACCATGCATATTCTCTTAATATTTTTATATGCGGTAGCCATGTATCTGGACCTATACCTGCAACTAACATGCCCATGGGCTTTTCGTCTTTTTCTGCTACAAGTATTATACCTTGTTTCATAAATCCTGTAATTAAATTAGTGATATAATTTGCATTATATTGTGGATTATGAAATGCTGTAAAAGGAGCCGCATTAGCAAAATTAATCATCATATCCATGATAATTTCATAATCTCCCATTCCTGCACGTCTAATCATAATTACCTTTGTATACCTTTATAACGATTACGGTTTCCGCCTCCGCCGCCTCCGCCACCGCCTCCGCCTCCGCCACCGCCTCCGGAGGAACCACTGAACTCTCTACCAAAATCAAATTGTACTTGGTGTAAATCTTTTACTCTGTCCATTATGGTATCGGTTGGGAAGAAACGTTTTCTATCTACTTCGTTTGTTCTTTGTCCTGTGACTTGATTTTCTAATATTGCTAGTGTACTTGATGCTGATACAACTACTGTTGCTGTATTTTCACCTGATAATACATCCATTTCTTCACTTACACTATAAGATGTTATTATACCTTTAAAACGTTGATATGTGTTTGTAATATCACCTGTAGTAGTATTAAAGAATGCTCTATCCACTATAACTTCGCCACCTTTTATAGAAGTTGCTAATACTTTTGTCAAATAATTATTACCATCTACAGGAACACCACTTAAAGATAACTGTAAATCTCCTGATGTTGCTTTAATATTATCTGCTATAGTACCACATTGTAGGAATCCTCCTAATGCTGTAAATGAATATAAAGGATTTGCAGTAACAATTGATTTATATGCATTAGTTAATCTATATGTAGTAGGACCTAATTTTAAGGTAACTAGTAATGCATGTGCTATACTGGCGTCTGCTACTTCTGGTATGCTTGTACTCATTATAAAACCTCTATAAATTTAACACTAGACTTACTATACTGTAACCTATCATATGGTTGTACTGTATGCGGAATTGCTTCTGCAAATTTTACTGTCCATGTAGGATTACCTACAACAAATGAACTTACACCACTTTGGTCTTCCATTATCTGTCTTGTAACAGGTATTGCAACATTACCATTACTTGTCCAAGCAACATCTTCTGCAACTTGGTAAGGATGTGAGTCCATTTGTATATAACTACCTGCACGAACCAAATATACAGCACCTGTCATATTTGCTGTAACACCAGTAGTATTTACATATATTGTTGATTCACCTATTGTACAATCGGTTAAAGTAATTTGGTTAGGGTTAGGTACATCTCCCTGATATGTGCAGGGACCTGGGCTAGGTGCGGTATATGTAAATGTTGTGCCTTTGTTCATTGCATCTTCTATTGTAAATAGGTACTCTCTTTTAGTACTGTATTTTTTACCCGGACACATTCCTACTTCTAATTGATATACTGTATTTACAGCCATGTGTTCTGCGGCTTGTCTACCACTTAAACCTATACTACTGTTAGTGACTTTGTCTAGAGTTATATTCATATATGTTTCTGGTAACATTACTTGTGCTATAGATTGTTCTATTGTAGCCATTATATTACCTCTGCTAGTTCAAATGCATCTTCTATTCTTACTGTAAGATTATTAGGACCACCTGGTTGAAATGATGACCTAGGTTTGTTTATGCATCTTACTTGAAATGTAACATTAGCACCTATACGAACTTCCGGAGATGATAACGCACCAGGCGAATTTCCGCCCACCATACTATATACTCTGTTTATGGGCACGTCTAGATATTTTGTACCTATGCCACCGTAAAAGTCTGTACTATCTACTTGTTGAGTTACTTGATAAGGTCGTTCGTTAGGACCATTTAATTGTAAGAAATCACCTTTCTTAAAGTATATAGCACCTGTGTCTATATCATTTGCATTGCATACTAAAGTTATAACTAGCATACTAGGTGTTAATGTAGTACCCTGGCCAGTTATTGCTATTCCAGGTCTACCATTACCATACGAACTTAGTTCTAAGGCTTCTAGTGCCGTCGTTGATGCTGTTCCTTGATATTTTAATATATATGACAGTCCTGTATTTGTTGCGCCTATATTGACCGTCTCTGTAGTTACACGAGCATTGTTATCTATATAACTAAGTAGTCCTCTAACATTAGCATCACCACCATCAAGTACAGGAGGCATATTACATTCTATTGTATAAGGTCTAGTACCAAATACTGTACCTTGTGTTATATTTCCGTTTCTGGATATAGCACCATTTGTAATATCCTGATAATTTACCTGTATGGCAGTTGAATTATCTATTGCATATTGAAAGTTACTCATTATCCTGGTACCCTTCTACTACCCACTCTGGTTACATTGTATATAAATTCTGGATCTCTTGCTACTAGTGTTTTAAATGATGCGGCATCTACAGCATTTATATTATATGTTACTTGTTGTGATCCTCCTATACTTTGTCCTCTTGTATGGTCTATAATTGTTTCATTAGGGTGTAATATTGCAGGAAATCCTCCTTTACCGTCCATTCCACCAGATCTTACACCACCGCCTGTGTATCCACCACCATCTCCTGATGGTAATTTTACAATACTACCGCCTGAACCAAATCCAAATCCAAATGGTGCCATAATTGCACCTAATATAGGTTGTATGATACTTAATCTTATAACATCTGCTATAATTTGATTTATAAGTGTGTTAAACATTTTCTTAAATGAACCTGTTGCACTTTCACCGTTCCTAAATGCTTCTACAAGATCTTCACTTAGTGTTTTGTTTGCTGTTTCTAATGTATCTAAGAAGTTATTGAGTCCTTCGTTTTGACCAAATGTGTCATCTAAGTCTCTTAACATTGCTCTGTAATCTTCTAGACCTATTTCACCTGTCCTAAATAATTCATTTAATCTTTCCATAAACAGACTGTATTCGTCTACAGTAAGACCACTCATTTCTAAGTCATCTCTGAATTTCTGTAATGCTGTTCTAGTATCTTTAACACCATCAGCCGCATTAGCACCTATGTTTGAAATATCTACTAGTAAATCTTTAAGACTACCACCTGCTGGTTCTACTTCTTCGGGTAATCCACTTGCTGTTTCCTTTATATCAACCAGTAAAGCATTGAATTTACCTAATGCACTATCAGGATCTCCGTCTAAACCAGAATCTGCTATACTTTCCCCTGCTTTATCAAATGCTTTTGTTAATAATGCTGTAGTGGCTGCCGCCGCGGCTATACCTGCGCCTACCTTAAGTAAACCTACACCTGTAACACCCTGTAAGAATATAAATGCGTTAGCGGCAGCCAATGATGCTGTTTTCATTGCTTTTTGGGCTTTAACTACTACATATATTGCTGTTGCTACTATTGGTAAATTAGTACCCATAGTATTAAGAGCATTGTTTAAGGCTATTACTGGTGAAATTAAAGTTCTAAATACATCTACTGTAATTGCTACTGCTCTACCTATAGCAACGAATCCATTAAATACTGCACCACCTATTGTTTTGGCTAGTGCATCTAAATCTTTTTTGTTTTCTCTTGCTAAAGTTGTTAAAGTAAGTAAGAATGCTGTAAGTTCTGGTTTTATAGCATTACCTAATTCTCTTTGAAATAACGTTAAGGCGTCTCCTGCCTGTGAGGTTGCACCTGTTAATGATTGGTTAAGATTCTTTGCAACACCATCTATTTCGCTACCGAATTCTCTAAATTTTTCTATTGTTTGGTCTACACTATAACTAACACCTGCTTCAAATCCAGCCGCTGATAATACACCTCTTTCTCTGAATACATCAGCACTTGCGGCACCGGCACTAAATGCTCTTTGTAATGAACTTGCGGCTTGTTCAAAAGGTATGTTAAAGTTAGCGGCAATATCTGCGGCTAAAGATATATTATCTTGAAATTCTTCTAGGTTTTTACTTACAGTTAATAATACTGGTGATGCACTTGCTAAATCACTAAAAGCAAAAGGTAATTCCTGTGCCTTATCTGTAATGACTTCTAATGCTCTAGCACCTTTTTCTGCACTACCTGTTAAGTTACTTAAAGTAATTTCAATTGTTTCAAATTCTGCGGCTACACCAATAGATCTGCTAAGTGTTTGAAATGAAACAGCAATAGCACCAACTGCCGCGGCTACAGTGGCCGCCACAATGGCAAATCTACCCATTTTACCGCCTGTTTCAGTAAAGCCTTTACCGGAACCGTCTAGATCTCTTCTTAGATCTCCTAATTCGCCCTGTAGTTCTCCATTTGCTGTACTTAAACGTCTGGTAACATTATATAATTCTGAACTTGATTTAGAACTGCCTTTTACACTATTAAAATAATTTTTTAATCTTTGTACATTATCACTAATTTGTGTTCCAAAAGAAGATGATATTCTAACTTGTTGTGATAATTTACTACTAGATGCTACTGTGGCCGCACCAACTGCCGCAATGGCTGTTGTTAGTCCGCCCATGCCTTGTTGGCCGCTTAAACCTTTTGCACCTGTACCAGACTGTTTTAAATTACGTTGTAATTTATTTAACTGCCTATTTGCATTCCTTATACCACGAGTAAAATCTTTATCATTAAATTTTAAGGTTACTTCAATACTTTTAGCCATCTTATCTACCTATTTTTCGCACTTCTTTTTCTATTTGATCATCTATATAATCTATAGTAGGTTCTGTCATACCTTTAGGTGCTTGTTTACTCCAACCCTCGTCTAACTTGCCTGCATATGGATATCCGCTTTTGATTTGTTTTCTACTTAACTTTGTTTTACTACGAGCATTACCACTTCTTACAGGAGTCTTGTTTTTGTAAAATTTATATGCATCTTTTATGACATCTCTAGGCATATCCTCTAGATCTCTTAGCATATTTTCTACTTCTTTTGTGTTAGACTTTATAGTAATCATTTTTTGCCCTTTGCTTTATCCATAATACTTTGTAATTCATTTTGATCATACATACTTTGATCAACTGTTTTGTTTTGCTTGTTATATTGCATTCTTTCCCATGCAATAGCAACATCAAAAACCATCAAATCAAATGTATCCGCATCACATAATTATTTACTAGGTAAAGTACCATCACGTTGGGCTAATGTATCTAATAGTATTAAAGTATTAGTACTTGAACTTTTCTCATCTAATGGATGCGATGTTACTTTCCCATATGTTCACCAATTAGTGTCATTGCTTCTGTTAAGATGTCAATAGGCAACACTAATTCTTCTGATGTAACTTTATCTCCGTTTTCATTTAGTATTAAGTCTTGTAATATATCGATATACTGTCCAATATTATTCTGGTCAACATCTGCTAACTTTGTGAATACATCTAGGGGTTGTCTATCGAAAATAAAAAATTCTAATTCGTCACCATACTTTTCTACTAGTTCTGGCTTTGTAATTGTAATTTTTTGTAACTGTGGTTTTTTTGCTAATTCGCTTAATTTCATATCTTTATTCCTTTATATCTTTATCTAGTCTATCTTTTATGTTGTGGACTGCACTTAAACAAAATGCAAGCCTGTTTGATGCTTTTTCAACATCTGCTCTAGCACATCTTATTTCACTCTGTGCTTTCGCTATCTCCATCTCCATCGACTTCAGTATCTCCTGAATCGTGTGATTGTTCCAAATCTTCATCTTTTTCCTTTATATCTGTATTTATCTGTTTTTTAGGTTTCGCATTTAATTCGATTCCGTGCTCTTTAGCAAGGTCTCTAAAATCATATGTTTCTCCACCTATAACAACATCGTAAGAGTCTCTGATCCATTTACCATCAACTATACATTTTTTTGCTATTTTATGTACTTGTTTTTCCATAATTAATTCCTATAAAAATAACACCCCCAAATACATGAGGGTGTTAAAATTGTTTATGCTCTAAACGGTTGCTTTGCTTAGATCGCCATTTACAATTATGCTACCGCTGGATATCCAGACAGCCTGCTCAAGACTTGCGTTGGGGGATAAACCACCAATAAAACCTTGTCCATGTAAATAATTATCTGTACTATCA